CGTCCCTGCAAACCGACTTATCAACCAAACCACCATGTCGTCCCTTCGAGACCGCACTTCCGGCGAGGTACTGAAAGACTTATGCGAAGCCCTCGCAGTGGGGTGGTGGATTGATGCTGACGGCATTGCTCAGGTTTGCCCTTTAGAGAGCTTGGTATCCGGTACCATAGGCAATTCCGGCACGCTGAGCTCGACCTACGACATAGGCGCGTTCGGAATAAGTACCGACCTGACCCTGACATGCTCTCGTATTGAAGTGGAGTTCTCCGAATGGGCTATCTCGCAGACCCGAAAGACACAGATAGACGTGTGGAAAAAAGGTGGGACAATAGCTATCGGTGATACCGTTGAAGACTTTATACAGCCCGACGAATCGACGGAATGGCTTGACCTGGATACCTCTGTGGAAGACCAAGGCGCACGCGATTGGTCTTGGATTGCTGACAACAACGGCTCGTTCTATGGCGGGTGTACCCTCGTGTCTACGCAGGTCAAGTCAGGTGCGCAGGCATCCAATGGCCTGACTCAGTGGGAGTGGCGCTATGCCGCTACTATTGACTGCAAGGTGGAAGCGCTCTCGCCGTGGGTTACCAAGCTGACACAGCGGGCTATCTCCGGCACGTTCATAAACTCTGATGGTCCTCTGATTAAAGAAACTACATCCAAGGATATTCAGCTTCGCACAGCCACGCACGACTACCGTCGTGGTACTAGGGTGAATAACACCGCCGCATATGGGATTGTGGTTCCTGATATTGAGCTTCCGGTTATACGCGCCCGTGGAACCATGAAGCGCATCAAGCAGAAACACACTATATCCGGCGGCACGCCGAACGCCCGCACCCTAACCCTCGAGGGTTGGGACTTCATCGACGATAGGAAGTTTGCCAAAGAAGTTGCAGATGTGCTCAGTCGGTACGCACTGGACGCACAACCACACTTTACTAACCTTGAGATTCCCTACGACCTGAGCTTAGCCCTCGGCTCGGTGGTAACCATCAAGGGCATGAACGAGTTCGGGCGTGAGAACCTGTTCGGTGCTATCGTCACCGGCGTGATTTGCGGTCTTGAGCACACACCGCAAGCTAATAAGACCTCTCTTACAGTGTGGGTGTTCAGCTACGATAAGACGTTACAGACGTGGGAAGTGGTGGAAGCAAACAACGAATCCGGCAAGCGTACCTGGCAGCAACTTGAGGACACACGCCAGCGGCAAGGCACCACATGGACGAAGGCAGAAGCGAATCCCCAGCTCTAGGAAGGAACAGATATGGGAAAGACTACAACTTGGAACATCCATTACGACGACCCTAACGATATTGCGAAGGGTCGGCTGCAAGCTCAGAAACTTGCCGAGTCAGCAGACGCGGCTGTATCGTCCTGCAAGCAACAGGTGTTCCAGGACTACACCGGAAAAATTGCTCAGGCGGAAAGTCAAGCGAACGACTACACAGACCGGCAAGTACAGGCCACGAAGGTTGAGCGAAACACTCAGATAGACTTGGTGAATAAGAACATAGAGGCTAACAAGAAGGACATCGAGCAGAAACTCTCGACGGCGACAGCCGAAGCTATCCAACGAGAAAAAAGGATGAAAGCTGAAGCCCTCTCTGAGTCCAATGCGATTCTCACCGACCGCGTACCCGTAAATATGGGTCCTGACGAAACATGGTACACCTATGTAGATGCCGCTACTCTCCCAAAATGGCCTCTTGATACGGCCCCTAACAACAGCATCATCTTCTTGTACGCTGTGAATACCGGTACGGCGTGGAACGTGTCGGTGGAGGCGGGGCAGTTCTACATCTTCAACAAAGATAAAACTGGTAAAACGCATTACGCGCAAATCTCTAACCCGTACAGTCTAACCCGGCTCGTTCCGTTGGCTAACGACATCACCACGTTCTTCACAGCGGAAAGTTCCAGCACGAAGAAGATTCACACCCGGCTTGCCGAGGCTGAATCGACTATCGCGCAGTTGAAATCGGAGATAGAAGCTCTGAAAAAGAAGCAGCAGTAAAACACCGGTAGAATGGGGGTGTACTAGATTAAGTACACTCCCATTTTTCTATATGAAGGAGGTATCCAATGGTTGACGAGCCTTTGGTAACCTATGCACCCCCGCCCATCGGAGCAGTGACCATAGCAGGGGGTCTTTCTAAATCTGAGGTAGAGGCGATTGTGAACAACCGCATCAACTCCCTGCCCCAGCCCGCACCCGCAGTAGACGAGTCGAAAATTCGTTCGATTGTGCAAGCCGAGGTACAGAAGATTCCTCAGACCCCCGGCGTGAACGAGGCTAAGGTGCAAGAGCTTATCCGCTCTGCTATCTCGCAGCTTCCACCGGCACAGTCTGGTATCACTGAGCAACAGGTGAACACCATCGTATCGGCAGCTATCTCGAAGCTACCGACCCCGGAGGAAGGACTGTCGGAGCAGCAGGTAAATGGGCTTATCCAAGCCGCGATTGCAGCTATCCCCGCACCGGAGAAGGGTCTTTCTGAGGAGCAGGTGAACACCATCGTTCAGAAAGCTATCACTGCAATACCCCCGGCAAGCGGTGTAGACGAAGCTAAGGTTACTCAGCTTATCCAGCAGGAAATTGCTAAGCTTCCTCCGACCCCCGAAGGCGGCTTGAGCGCGGCACAGGTTCAATCTGCTATCCAGACGGCTTTGACCGAAGCATCCAAGACTATCAAGTCTGAGACCTTGGCCGAAGTAGAACCGAAGATTGCTACCGCCAAGACCGAAGCCGTCTCGACCGCTAAGACTGAAACTCTAGCCGAGGTTGAACCGAAGATTGCTACGGCCAAGAGTGAAGCCATCGAGTCCGCTAAGTCTGCCGTTTCTGCTGACGTGGATTCTAAGATTGCTACGGCAAAGACCGAAGCTGTCTCGACCGCCAAGACCGAGACTCTTGCCGAGGTAGAACCGAAGATTACCGCAGCTAAGACCGAAGCTGTCTCGACCGCGAAGACCGAGACTCTTGCCGAGGTTGAACCGAAGATTACCGCAGCTAAGACCGAAGCTGTCTCCGAGGCTAAGAAAGCCACCGATACCGCTATCGCAGCTATTCCCCCGGTTGAACCCGGCGTGAATGAGGCTAAGGTACGCGAGATTGTGGACGGCAAGGTACCAACCATCACCGATAACGGTGATGGAACTCTAACCATTACTACTAAGGAAGCATAAACAATGGAAATATCAGCCCTGAACCAGGACGGGGGGTTTTCCCGACAAGGCGTACAGGCTATTCGCGCTATCGTTATGGAGGTGTTGGCCGAAGAAGGTCTTCTCGGGAAGCCCCAAGAACCAGAGGTGAATCAGGTTCCACCTACACCCGCTTCAACCCTGAACGACAAGTACGCGCTTCGCCAAGAGATTCAAGCAGTGCTCGGGGAGCAGCCTGCGGTGAACCCCGGCGTGAGCGAGGAACGTGTGATGGAGCTTCTGGACGCACGCACGCGAGTGCTCAATACATCGGGACGGCTCTCTGCTATCCCAGGGAACCGGTTCCTAACACATTAGACTAGGAGGTAGATACGTGGCTGAATACCAGGTATCAACTAATAAAACCTTGACTCAACGAATTGAGTCTGAGGTCTCGAAGCAGGTAGCCCACTTCGAGACCCGCCAGCCGAACTTCGGATTCGTGAACGGGCAGCACTACTACAGCCCCGTCACGTACACCTGGCCAGACTACTACAACGGCGCGAACTCGAAGTGGGCTAAGTTCCTCGCCTTTGGCAACACCCTCGGCATGGTGATACTCAACCGCGCTTCGGGGGATTGGCTCTCCAAGCGGAAAGACCAGGACTTCGAGGTGCAGGGTCAGCTCGCTAAAGGTGCTGGCGCTATGCGTGTGCTGTTCTACATCAAGACCCGGCACGGGGCGAACATGGACGGTATGCCCGAGACCTACCGCGAGAAGGTACGGGCTAACCTCGGCGTGACAATGGAAGAAGTAACGAAGTTCACCAACGAGTTCATCATCAACTCCGCCAAGGCGGTGAAGGAAGACTTCGGTGACATCTTCGGTGGCATCTTCCTGGACGAGACCTCGCCGTGGCTGGACGAGACTCTGCAGAATAAGGTCATTGAGAACTACACCGGCCTGTACAAGCAGCTGAAAGAAGAGTTGGGGCACGATACGCTTATTGTTATCAACCCCGGCTCGAACACGCCGAAGTCTATGATGGACGCTTGCGACATCGCGCTCACCTACGAGTCAGATGCAGCTAAGTACATCGACCCTGCAACAAAGTACATCCATCCAGACCACTACAAAGGCATCCCGTCGTGGCGGTTCTGGCATGTCATCCACGGCGCAACGCAGCAGAACATTGATGATGTGTTCGCTAAGGCGGACGCTCTCGGCATCGGTAACCTCTACGTTACCGACCGAACATTTAAGGTTGGTGACGGTTCGGAAGACCACCCGCAAGAGAACCCCTACGACCAACCCCCCTCGGCCTGGGTGGAAGACCGTGTTCGTGCCTGGATTAAAGGTGTTCTTCCCTTAGAGAAGCGGCTCGCCGCTCTAGAGTTGAAGATGAACGAACTAGTCACCGAAGAGGAACATCCCCAACAGTAAGGAGGAAGGTAGTGGCTACATATAATGTTCCGAATTTTGCCGGGGACTACACCGGCAAGCCGGACGCAGCGATTCGTAAGCGTGCGACTGCACCAACAGTTACAAGTGAGCAAATCAAGCAGTCTGTGCAGCAGTACCTCACGGAAAACCCCATTCAAGGTGGTTCAACGGCGCTGGTAAAGAACAGCAAGTATGCGGTGACGGTGACTCACGCGCCGTACAACGCTGACCCTACCGGCCAGCGCGACAGCCGTGAAGCTATTCAGAACGCTATCAATGATGTGTACGCGCTCGGAGGGGGGAGCGTCTACATCCCAGCAGGGAAGTACATCGTAACCTACCCGTTCATTGAGCTAAAGGGTATGGTACAGGTCTACGGGGATGACCGCGCCACCGAGATTATCGCGGTGGACACTGTCGCTGTGAAAGAGCGCACTGGCATCTTCCACACCGGCACGTGGAACACGCGCAAGCAAGCTAACGACCTGATGCACTTCGGTGTTTCCGACTTGTGGATTCGCGCTCGTAAGTCTGGCCGTCAGCACCAGAACTACATCCCGAATACTATCGGTGTGTGTCTGAACTCTGATATGGGGGGTAATCCTCCCGAGCCGGATTCGGTACCAAAGCTGAATAACCTCACGGTGTGGGACATGGAAACTGGTATAGCCATTATCGGCAACGACGACCAGGCTATGTGCTCTTTCGGTCTGCGAGTGCGTAACAGCTATCAAGCCGGGCTTATCGTTGGTAAGCCCCCCGGGCATGGTGAAGGCTCTGGCGGCGCGGCGGATAACAAGTTCTTCGGTGCTGACATTGGTGGTTCTAACCAAGGGCGCGGAAACTTCGCGGGGGTTGAGATTTACACATCTCAGACGAAGTTCGAGTTATCAACGTCGTGGTACACGCACTCCGGCGCGTCGTTCGGTCAGCTCTACGGTATCTCCGGTAACGCCGCACCCGGCGCGGACATTACAGCCGGTTCTCCAGGGAGCAACGCTCGCGCATCCCAGTACAACGGTGCTGGCTGGCGTATCCGTGCGACCAAGTGCGCATTCACAACCTGCGAAGCGCAGGAAAACGGCGGACATGGATTCTTCATTGAGTTCGGAGATAACGTGTTCACCGCGTGCCGGGGTGAGTCGTCCTCCTACGGGTCTACCGCACACGGTTCTGCAGGTAAAGACTCTAGCGCTGACTTCTATCTGTGCAACACCGGCACGGAAGGCACTGTTCTGCAAGGGTGTTCATCCCGCAAGGCACGCCCGGCCAGCGGTGGTGCACGGTGGAGCTACTACATCGAGTCGTGGTTCAAGGGTCTGACTATCGCAAACTGTACTTCACTCGATACTCCGGTACCAAGTGGGTACACGCAAGCATCTGTGCCCCTCCGGTACAAGGACCCGCAAGGTGATGGTGTATCTCTGCATGTCGGTAACTTCCGCTATCCTGCCCCGGCCAGCGGTGGCGGTGGTTCCGGCGTGACCGAGGAACGCCTGCAGGCTGTGAAGCAGGAAGTTCTGAACCAGGTATCAGGTGTGCTGACGTATCAACTGGTACAGGTGGATAACCGAATCAAACTGCGTTCCGGTGCAGCAGCTCAGTCTATGAGCGTAGACCGCTCTTCCGGTCAGGCGCTCGTCCATATGGACTTCGACATGGTATCCGTACCGCCGAGCGGGGCGGCTGTATTCCGCCTCCCGCCAGAAGCACCCACGCCCGTATCTCTCAGTGAGATTCAGGTTATCCCCGGCCAGCAGAACGAAGGTTCCGTTGCTATCGAAGCAGGAAGCCGAGATATAAAGTTCTGGTCCTTTGGACCAACCGCACAGGGACGACGGTACATTATCAACGTCCCGCTGTTCGGGCGTTGGGCATAGCGCTATGGTACACTTGATACGTCCTTTCGATAGGGGCTGATTTTGTGTATGCGGGGAGACCCCAGGTTGTACGGCCTGGGGTTTTCTCGTGCGCACAATCAACCTATGCAGCGAGAGGTATACTTATACCGTAGATAACTATGTCTACACGACATTATTCACAAGGAGTTATATGTTCCTCACGGACTTAGCAGATAAACTCCGCGCTTATCAGGCACCAGACGGCAAGCGTCTGAACGTTATCGAAATTGGCGGGTGGAAGACTCGCGGGTATCAAGCCGGGGCAGGTTGGCAGCTTGACGCTGTGAACGGTGTCCTTTGGCACCATACCGCCACCGCTTCTTCTAGGTATCAAACTACGGGTGCACCTACTCTGAATATGTGCATCAACGGGCGTTCTGACTTGCCGGGGCCTCTAGCTCATATCGTCTTTGGACGTAACGCAGAGGTCTACGTCATTGCTGCAGGCTGGGCTAACCACGCAGGTATAGGGGACTTCCCCGGCGTGCCCACGAACCGGGGGAATGAGTTCCTTATCGGTATCGAGATGGAATCCTCCGGCGTGGCACCGGCTGACTGGACTGCCGCTCAGCTTGAGTACATGCCAGTTCTTGGTGCAGCATTAGAGCGTGGATACGGGAACGGCAACCCGAACTTCCTGCAAATCGCTCACCGCGAGTATGCAGGCCCCGCACAGGGAAAGATTGACCCGTCGTTTATCGACATGGATTCTTTCCGAGACAACATCAATAAGCTACTTGCTGGCGGTGCAGCCACCGTTAGCGGACAAGGAGACTGGTTCGACATGGCAACCAAAGCCGAGCTGGAACAGGTTATTTTCCATTCTCGCCGCCCTGAATGGGGTAACCGCACCCTCACTGAAATGGTTCAGGTTCAGGATAAGATGCAGTGGTCCAACCTTCGCATGGTGAAGCACCTGTACAACCTCTACCGTATTGGCATCCCCGGACGCATTCGTGACGGCGCTTTGGCAGGTAAGCTGCGCGGCCTCTTTGGTTACGACGAAGAGGCACAGGGTAAGGCACGTCAGGAAGAGTTCGACCGCGATGCACAGGCGGGTTTTACCACCTTCCCTAACTAAGGCGGTAACCTGTGGTTGAGATACCTAAAACCGGCGACCCGGAGGTGGACGCTTTCGTGATTATCCTAGTGGGCCTTGTAATCGCGTGTATAGTCGGGCTACGTGTTGGTAAAGTACTTTCCGGCAAGCTTGAAGAGCTGCAGCACGCGGTTCACCTTGTCGGGAACGATGCACGCGAAGCAAAGCACCAGGTGAAGAACGACCACGGGACAAACCTTCGAGACGACCTAGATAAGATTCGGGATAAACTCTCTACAATAGAGAAGGGTATGTGTGACTCGAATACCGCAATGCTTGAAATCCGCAACCGGCTAGACGACCTCCAACGAGAGCAAGCTAACCAAGGAAAGAAGCAGCGCGATATGGAGGGCACACTTACCCGCAGCTTGGACGACCAGACCGAGCTAAAGAAAGATATAGGCGGACTACGTGCCGACAATCGGCACACACAGACCCGGCTCGACCGGGTAGTGGATACTGTAGTCCTGAACGATAGGAATTTACATGGCTCTGACAACTGAGCAGTGGGCAGCCGTACGAAAGATTGTGTACGGCCTCGTTGCCCTGGCCGGTGTAGGACTGACCGCATTCGGTGTTATCAACGCTGAGCAGTGGGCAAGCATCTCTGCTGGCGTTACTGGTGTTATTGGTGCTGTGCTGGCACTTCTGAACGTCAGCCCCACTCAGTACAAGGAACAGCCTAGCGGTGATAGCAGCTCTGCTGCGGCTCCGGCTGTCTCTGACCCCAACACTGATTACTACGCTTCCGGCGAGTACGCAGGTCAGTAGTATATAAAGAGCAACCCCGGCAAGAGAGGGTCATCTTCCTTGCCGGGGTTGTGTCTACCTGTTGTTAATACAATACTCTTTTCATATGATTTTGCTTTCTTCATAATGTTAATTGATGCATTATAAGAATCCCATATTTCATCTTTTGTTGAAGCAATTAATAAAAGAAGTAATGGAAGTTTGGAATTACAATTGTTTCTTTCAGAATTGCTGGTGGAATATTAGTGGCCGTTATCGGTTATCATATGATTAATGGTAATCATTCACCCAGCTATAAAGGAATGGAGCAGCAAGCAGTAAATTCAGATCCAATGTCTATTGCTATTTCTCCTCTTGCAATGCCACTTTTTGCGGGACCAGGTACAATTACAACTGCTTTAAGTCTGGCTAATGGAGGTTTGCAGAATCAACTGATAACCGTAGTTGCTTTTGCTCTACTATGTGTCATCACTTATCTCCTGTTAAGAAGTGCAAAACAAATTGCAGGCTTCTTGGGAGAAAATTTGATGAAAATTATAACGAAAATGATGGGACTTTTACTATTCTCGATAGGAATACAGATGATTATCGTCAGTGTGCAGACCTTGCTCAAACAGTGATTTGCATTGACAAAACGATTTGATTTGATAAAATAGCTTTAACAATAGTCATGATGGTCAAAGCTCATGGATGTTGCAGGCTTTTTTGTCCTGCACTTCTGGAGACTTGGCCTTTTTTGGTGAAAAAAAACGAAGGAAAAAGAAATGTCACACAATTTTACTGAAAGTTATGATATTATCGTGATTGGAGCAGGGCATGCTGGGGTTGAGGCATCGCTGGCTGCTAGTCGAATGGGTTGCAAGGTTCTTTTAGCAACCATCAATATTGAGATGCTGGCTTTTATGCCCTGCAATCCTTCTATCGGAGGGTCTGCTAAAGGGATTGTCGTTCGTGAAGTAGATGCTTTGGGTGGGGAGATTGCCA